ATTCCGGGCGGCCGCCACCCCCTGGTTCTCTTGGGGGATCAACCGGATCCGGGGATCTGCTCGGATCTGGGGATCCGCACCCAGCGCCTGCCGGATCTGCGCCAGACTGTCGTCTGTGGAGCCGTCATCGACCACGATGATCTCGTAGCTGGGCGCCGCCACCTGGTCGAGCGCCGACTGAATCGCTTCCTGAACATAGTCCGCCTTGTTGCAACACGGGATGACGATGCTGCAGCGGGGACGACGGGGCGCCTGTTCCTGCGCCCGTTCGGCCAACGCCGCTTCGTATACCATCTCGATCTGCTCCACGAGGTGGCACCATTGGTAACGGGCCGCCACCGTCTCCTGCGCCGCCGCCCCCAACTCCACCCGGCGGTCCAGCGCCTCGTCCAGCGCGGCTTCCAGAGCCGCCACATCGTGTGGCGGCGCCAGGATGCCATCCTGGCCGTTGGTGATGGTCTCGGCCGTCCCGCCCCAGGCAAAGCCGATGATGGGCCGCGCCAGCGCCATTGCCTCCAACACCTGGATCGAATGGTTCTCACACACCGTAGCCAGGTAGATGTCGCAATCGGCCAGCAGTTGCTGCATCTCCGCAAAGGCCAGCGGCCCGACGCACCGCACATTCTTGGGCGCCACCGGCAGTCGGGCGCCGTCAATCGGCATGACTACCCGGATCTCCGGTCGCCGTGCGGCCAGCATCAGCGCTGGCGTCGGATCCAGCACGTCCGACAATCCGGTCTTGCCCCACAGCACCACCGGTGTGCGCTCCGGGATGCGCAACCTGGCCCGCCAGGCGCCCCGCGGCACGGCCTGCCACTCTGCCAGGTCGATGCCGTTGGGGATGATCGCCGGCTGCACCCCCGTCAGGCCGGTCCACTGATCGGCCGTCCATTGGCTAACCGCGATCACCCGCCGCGCCAACTTCAGGTTGTCGAAGATGTGCCGGTTGGCGTCGAGCTGCCAGCGTGGCATCTGCTCTTTGAGCGGGTAAATGCCGTGGTTGGTGTAAGCATCCACTACCGGCGCCCGTTCCACTGCATGACAGTGCACCACAGCCTGACCATCCGGGCGTTCGACGATCTCCCACCCCCGTTGTGCCAGGTGGCGGGCCAGCACCCGGATATGCACCAACACCCCACCCATCGCGTGGGGAGGCGGATGCGGCAACAGACAGACCGTGCGACTCATGGCCGCACCACGTATTCGACGTGGGCCCAGTCACCGACCTGGGCGTAATACACCCGACACTGACCACTGATCATGTCTTCCGCCAACCACCCGACATACTGGGCGCCGGCCCGGGTGAAGGAGAACTCGTCCGACACCGGCACAAACCCATCTGCCCGGATCGCCTTCATCAACGCGGCGTCCGGGTTCAGGCGCAACGTCCGTCGCCGCTCCCCCTCCAGCACCAGTTGCTGAGCCAGCGTCAACTCGTCCCAATCCACGTAGGGCAGCCAGGCAAACAGGTCGTCACCTGGGCAAACAGTGGCAGCGCCCGGCGCCTCTCGATGCCCGATGACCGGCAGTGTGGCGTCAGGAGCCAAGACCCCCCGCAACACCCGCACGACATCGTGCAACGCCATGACCAGCGGGATGGGCACAGCATCGACGTTGTGATAGTTGCCAACGCAACAGATCCCGATGCTGTCTGCATTGGCGTCGCCAGCGTGGTAGCGGACTGTCGTCAGATCGCCCACGTAGCGCACCTCTCCCGCGGGGGTGATCAGCAGGTGATAGCCGATCCCCGGCCAACCCTTGCTGACGTGATAGCGAGCGATGGCCTTGGGAGTTGTATCCTGCGGCGAAGCCGAATGATGCACGATGATGCGCCGGATGGCGCTCAGCAGGCGAGCGGGGTAGGTCCGTTGCGGGTCTGTCGGCAACTGGCTGCGCAGGTCGGCGTATTGATCCTCGAATGCGTCGCGCAAGGCCGCCTGTGGATCTTGGAGATCGGGCTGCGGCGTCTGAGCCTGGCATCGTTGAAACACCACTGCCCACGAAACATGTCGCTTCCAGGGCAGGCCCATGCCGTAGAACACATCGGATTTCCCTTGCACCCGCACCCAATACGGCCCGTAGGAGACCTTGTTCGGGTCAAAGTCGGCATAGATGCCCCACTGCGCCAGGTGATCGCCGAACACGGTATCGGTGACCACCTCGTCGTGGGCCGGCCAGCGCTCCCAGGGCCAGCCATGCTCGACAGTCGTGCCGTTGATGCGCCGACCATCCTCGTCCAGCACATCCACGTAAACGTTGTGTTGACCTCTGGCCTGCACCTCATCGAGAAAGGTAGCGCTCACCAGCTTGAAGAACGTCTCACCGGGCGCCACATCGACCGACAACACCCCGGCCGGCAAACCCATGATCTTGCCGTCCTCGATGCGCAATGCTGTGAGGTCCGGATCCCAATAAACGTCCATTTCATCCTCTCCACGTACCGTGCCCAAGCTGTTCTTCCAGGTAGGCCACCAGGTCGTCGATCCGCCGCAGCACCGCTTCATCCGTCAGCTCGCTGATCTCCTCGCCAAACCGGGCGCGTACCTCGCTCACGGTCAGGTATTCCACCGGCCACTCTCCTGATGACAAGCTGCGGTGGTGGCACGCTGCCACCACCGCAGCCCACCTGGCTTAGCTCCCCTGGGACACCAACAGGTAATCCTCCGGGCAGGTCGCCGGGCTCAGATACTCTTCAGCGTAGTAGTCGCTGGTCGGATCCGCACTCAGCGGATTCAGCGCGCGCATGCACGCCACATTCTGGATGCGGGCGCAGGCCCACGGCGCCGAGAGATGCAGATTGGGTCGGAACACGACCGTGATCTGCGTACATTCATTGTCCGTCTTCCAGTAGGCCAGGTACTTGCCGCCGTCCAGGGCCCGATAGTGCCCGTACCCGGCTTCCTCAGCGAACCGGGCCGCCGGTTGGCTCATGTCGATGAACTGCCCCCAGAACGTCGGCACGTTGCCAATGCGCCGGGTGAGGATGAAGATGTCGCCGACGAAGTAGGGAGCGCTTTGGTTGATGGCCATCCAGTCGTAGGTGATGAACGGGACCGGCGTCCCGTCCACGAAGATCTGGCCCATCCCGAACAGCCCGCCGTTCAGCGTGTTGCGGAACTGCCGCGCCTCGAAGGTGTTGAGGACCGTTTCGTTGTACTGGCTGCCGGCGCAGATGCTCCAGCAGGTGAAGCTGTCCAGCAGACAATCCCGCACGAAGCTCGGCATCATCAACACCATGTCGCCGACGCCGATGCCGCCCAGATTGGCCCACAGCGCCCGGGTGCGAATCCGCCGAATGATATCGATCAGATAGTCCACCAGGACGTGGGTGCCGTTCAGGGCGTAGCTCATGACGTGGTTGTTCCAGTCGATGACGATACTGTCCATCGCGGAACAACGCCGTCCGTCATGCACGTTGCGATAGCCGGTGTTGACCAGCGTGTTCAACCCCGAAAACTGGTTCGCGCTCGCCGCGTTCCCCGTGATCAGCATACGTTTGAGGTCCTGCTTGATCGCGATGCCGGCCAGAGTCACCGACCACATCAGCTCATCGGTGATCTGCTGGCCGTCCTTGAGAAACACCGGGTATTCGTCGTAGACCTTGCGATTGTCCTCGGTCAGGTCCCGCACCGGCCCGGCTCGCTTGAGGCGCCCCTTGTCCGGGAGCAACACTTGACAGGTGCCGAACTCGACGCCGGCCGCGTCTTCACAGGCCGCGGCCGCGCCGGTGCCTTCCGCACCCTCGGCTGTGCCTGCCGGTCCCACGTAGGAGATCAGCTTGACCAGTTGGTTGCATTCGTTGTTCGGTCGCCAGCCGATCCAATCCAGCAGCGGCTCCGCCTCGATGGTCAGCGAGAGCAGATCGTTGCTGCCGCTGGGATTGAACAGGCCACAGCAACCGTACATTGTGGCCATTGTGGACAGGGTCAGACTGGCCTCCTTGGAGACCTGACCCAACCCGTAGGCCGGTGTGTTGCCATGCAATGCTCCGGTCGCCTGGGCAACCTGGAGCAGTCGTTCGAGATCGATGTTCATTGCCATGATGGCCTCCCATGTTCAGCCCCGGAAACCGATGGCTGTTGTTGAATTGTCACTTGTCGCCGTACAGGGAGTGCTTGCCCACGTCCATGAGGCTTTCCGATGCCGAAGTTGGCTCGACAGCCGGCTGTTGTGTGGGCCGCATGATCCGCCGCACAGTTGCTCGCGGCAGGTTGGCCACCTTCTCGGCAATCCGTTCCTCCTCGGCCTGGCTCAGCCGATCCATCCCTGCACTCAGATTGGTCAGCGCGGCTTTCATCTCCTGCAGGCCGTCAGTCAGACCCTGCAAGAGGGTCGCCAGATCGGTGTTCAGCCCTGTACGGACCTCTTTGGCCACAGCCGTGACCGCTTCAGGCGAAAGCACGACGCTGAACTCGCTCAACTCGTCCCCCGTATCTGCCTTGGTTGCTGTAGCTTCCACGGTCCCGCCAGTCGCGCCTGCGGATACGCTGTCTGCGGACTCATTCTCGACCGCCCCGGTCGGCTCCGCGTTATCCGCTGGCGCAAGCTCCTTGAACCGCACGCCCAGCTCTTTGAGCGTTCTTGAACCCATCGTGAGCTGGTCCACGATCTCCTTGGCACGCTCATCTCCAAGCACTTTGGCCAGCTCGGCGCGGGCATCATCATGCACTTGTTTGCTCATGTCCGACACTCCTTCCACAGTGATGCCCGACCAGGGGAACGCAGCCCGTTCGCGCGGCAGAAGGGACCGTTCCACGATCAACCCTGGGGGCAGGTAAATCCCATCCCCCGTCCTGCGGGCATACAGAAAACGAATCGAGCAGCCATACTCTTTGGCATGCTCCCGATAGTACGCCGCGGCCTTGCGCCCATCTGGCGTATCGTCGAACAGCCCGGACTCCACCAGGAAGCCCGGCTGGCCGATCACAACCTGGGTATCGCACGTGCCCACTGCGGCCCCCGGCACGTGCCAGATCAGCAGTGGCCCGTGGACCTGCAGCTCCTTAGCTGCCGCCACGGCGCTGCGCAAGAAGAAGGTACTCACCACCTCCCGGTCTCGGTCCTCGAAACCGCCGCTCGACAAAGTCATCCACCGCGTCCGGCCGTCCGGTTGTTCAAAAGCCTTGAACTCCACGAAGGTCGGGACCATCTGGACCCACTGCTCACGCGGCGCAAACGTTACGGCCTCCACGACCTCCTGACCGTTCGGGTCGCCCTCGATGGACTTCAACGTGGCCGTATACGGGATCTTCCAAAAGCCGGCGATGCTACCGATTGGAAGGCGATCATCGGCCAGTCGGACAATCACATGATCATCGAACACCTCGACCGGCCAGAGATCCAACCCTGGGAACGCCTGCCGCATGTGATTCCGAATCTGATCGACGTACTCCGCCAGGTTGGTTGACTTTGCCGCCTCCCCCACTGGCCACGGCATGTTAGTAGTCTTGGTCATCTTCCTTGCCTCCTGGGCTGACCTGGCCTGGCGCACGGCACCCCACGCTGCCCGATAAGCCTGCCCTTCGTCATCCGGGTCAAAGTGCTCGTTGAACACCTTGACCCACAACTTGCGCAGGGCTTTCGGGAGCTTCTTCACCGAATTCGGCAGATCAGCATCGTTGATACCTGTGTAAGGCATTCCGTCCCCCAGTTTACCGATTTGGGCGTGGGTCAGCCCGCCCCGCTCGAACCAGCCAGAGGAGACCGTGTCGAGCGCCCCCTCAACACGCTGTACACCGGCCGTCGCTCAGCGCTCACCGCCCATCAACGCTGACCCCGATCCTGTAGCGTTTGCGCAGGTACGTGACGATCATCATCAGCGCCCGAACGATGACAATCGCGAACTCCCGATCCATCTTCAGCTCCTAGCTCCGGTGCGAGGCGACCAGTTCGTCGTAGGTCTTGCTTGCCGCGAGTCCAAAAGCCAGGCCGTAGACCACGACCATGATCCAGGTACTGAAATTCCAGCTACCTACCGCAGTCCCGTTCGCTGCCATGAACACCACCATTTGCCCAATGATTCCCAACGCAAACGAGGCGAACAGCCACACGTTACCGGGCGCCTGGGCAAAGAACCGTTTGACGAACTGGATCAATCCGATAATCAGCGGCAGCAGCAACACGTCGCCGATGGCAACGTTAGTGGCGTCAAAGCCGGTGTCCAGATCACCCGATCCCTGGGCCAGTGCCCCGGTGGTCAGTGCCAAGAAGACCACAACCAACAGCAGTCCCGTCACACTTGCTCGTGCAAATCCATTGCTTTTCATGGCTTCCTCCTACTGAAGCTGTGTCAATGCCTGTCCGATGTCGTAATACATGCGCTCCACGCGGGCCTTGTAGTAAGCAGCCGTTTCGGGCGCCTCGAAAGCCTTCTGCATGTAGTGCCAACCCTTCATACCCCGGCTCCACTGAGCGAAGACAACAAAGATGTCTTTGTCGGGCGCGTGGACCAGCTTGCCCTTGCGCTTGCGTAACCCCATCGCCACCAGCGTGCCCTTTTTGACCGGTCCCTGCGTCCGCCAGGCCAGCACTTTGGCGCTCTTGGGCCGGATGATCTGACCCTTCGGTCCGTAGAGTCCGGTGCCTTCCTCAACGTAACGGGCGTAATGCAACTTGATCCCGACCAATACATAGAGCGAGCGGCCATCGGAACGCACATCACTGACCGTGATCTTGCGGCCTAGCGTGCCGGTTCGCTTGTACGTGGATGAGTCCGCCTTGGCCGGGTACTTCGCCGCCTTGTTGTGCACATAGCGGCCCACATCCTTCAGCGTTCGGCGTTCTTCCTGCCGCACCACCTTCATCACCTGAGCCGCAGTGGACGGGCGTTTGATTGGCTCATACGGCATGATCTTCCTCTCCCCAACTGCGCCCCGTAGCACGGGGGAATATACGCCGTCCCTTACGCTAACTCGTAATTATCGTAAGAGTAAGGAATAGTGTAAGGAATAGAGTATAGAGCATTAAAAGTTACATTATGATTGCGGTTCAACATTGGGAGATGTTGGGACATTATGATTTGCCAGAACCTCTAATTCTGCCATATCCTCAACGATCCAGCACCTACACCCGGGGTGTGCTGGACAGCTATACGACTTACCATCCAGTGCATTGAGAAACATCCCGGATGCCACATTACCGATCGCTCCCTCGCCCCCGTTAGCCAACCCTAGCGCCCGGCAGATGGGACAGACGATGTCATCGTTGGCCGTGCGCCAGCGCATTTGCTTGAGTCCGGCGGCCTTCATCCCGGCCAGACGCGTGTCGGCGTAAACGCGGGTTGTTTCCGTCTGAGCGATTAGCGTCGCACGGTCGCGTGTGCCGAGAGAGGGCTTGGTGGGCACCAACTTGCGTACTCGCTCAACCAGATCGGGCAGACCCTCATCCGACTCGATCCAGGCGCCGATGATCTTGCCGAGCTGATCCCGTGTCGCGTCGTTGATATCTTTGATCAGATCGTATTTGTAGACCTGCGCCCGCTTCTGCGCCGCGGCATCCCACAAATCCCAGGCCAGGCGTACCCGGATGTGCCGATAGCGCTTCTCGACCTCACCCCTGGCTTGTGTCAAAATGCCATCGATCAGGTCGCCCAGCTCAGCAGTCATGCGAGCCGTTTCAGCGCCCCAATCGAGGTCGATCTTGATCGGCAGTTCTTTGAGGACCGTACGTTCGCGTGCCCGTTGTTGTGCTGCCAGCAAGGGTACCCGCTGCGCCTCGATCTGTTTCAGCAGCGCTGCCGCTTGCGGCGCAAAGGCCTGTCGATACGCCCTGGCCAACTTCCGTTCGGCGGCTCGGCGCTGGGAGTCCAGTGGATCCTCAGCGAAGGCGGCCGGTTTGTCCGGCGTTTGCTCTTTTAGGGATACTGAGCGGTTGCCGTTGTTAATGTGCCGAAAGGGCTGCCTGCCGGCGCCTCCGCGGGCACCGGCCAATTAGGAACTGCGAACACGGTACGTGGCGACCAGAGCGTCACCAGGTCGCCAGTGCGGTTGATAGTCACCAGATCTTCACCGCGTATCAGACCGGCTCGCGTCACCTTGCCGGCCACCGCTTTATCCACCAGGCTCCCCACCGCCTTGCTGACGTCACCTTCAAGTTCCTCACTACTGTGAAGCGATACGGTACCCGAAGGCGCCAGCCATGCCGGGGCCATCCCCAGCTCGACTAACCAGTGGCGAGCTTCCTCAGTGGAGATGATGCCCTCGCCCAACGCAGCCGGCTCCCACAGCCGCCGCACGTTGTTCACCACCTTCTCGCGCACCATCTCCCGCAACAGATCATCTTCACTGTCCTGCTGGTCGAACCGAAATTCCAGGCCGTCTGGTAGGATCTGCCAATTGACAGCCAACTCAACTGAAGAGATCAAGCGTCCGAGACCCTTGCCCTTTGCCTTCTGCGCTTGCACCTCCGCTTCCGCCTTGGTGGCCCCCGTCTGCGACGCCGGCCAGAACTCCCGCACGTCCACCCCGAAGTCAAGCGCCAACGTGTAGACGTAGAGGGTGATGGTCTTTTCCTTGTCGAATCCCTCGGGCAGCCCGGCAAAGCTCGTCAGCTTGACATCGATTGAATTCAGCGGGCTGACTTGCGAGGCCAGCCACAGGAGCGCTTTGAACGTCGTCTCTTTCTTCGCCTCGCGCTCCGCGTCATAGAGCTGCTTGGCCGCAATGATCTCAGTTTGCGTCAAGCCGGTCACCGAGACGATGCCCGGCAACGGCATGTCGGACAGCCGCTCGTCCTCATACCGATAGAGTGCCAGCAGCACCTTGGCCGCTTTCAACGCCCGGCTAACCGCGCAGAAGCCCAGGCCGTGCTTCACCTCGTCACTGCTGGGCATATCAACGATGCGGCTGAAATCAGCCGGCAGCAAGGGGATCTCCTTACTGCTGAGGGAGCCGGTCGCGAGCTTCGGACTGTACTTCACGGGCCGAAGCACGTTGCCCGTGAGGGTCAGACACTCGACGTCCAGGTTGTAGAGGCCAGACACCGGCCCATTGCGGCTTTCCCGCCCCAGCTCGATGAAACCGCCAGGATCGGCCGTCAGGTAGTCTTGCGCCCAGCGGTCGAGCAGATAGGCCCACCCGGCGCCATCCTCGGCCTCTTCAGCCAACAGGCTTTGATAGCGGCGCACCCGGTTCCGGCCGCCGGTGATCTGCCAGTCGAGTGCCACGACCCGACTGACCAACGAGGCCAACGCGCCTGCCAGGATCGGCTCGTTGCGGGCTGCTTCCCGCAGCTTCGTAATCCGACGAGGATCGCCCCAGGCCGGGATGTCGTCCTGGCACGTGTTTTCCCACACCGTCCAGAACCACGGCGTGATATCCTTGGTCTGGGCCAGGCGGGGCTGCTTGGAATGGGTAGGATTGGTGGTCATCACATCGTGAATCCTACACCCCCCGCGATATCGGGTGCAAACGTTAGCAAAAATGCATCGGCCTTATCTGGTGATCGGCGCAGCAGTTCGCGCATGGTGTCCTTGGGCATGACCTTGATCTTCCCGCCGCCGACCTCGTAAGTGGGGATGCGGAGCTCCTCGCACAGCTCCTCATCGGGCGGCAGCATGGCCCCGGGATCAGTGCGCAGCCATTCGCGGCCTGCCCACCATAACTGGTCACGGAGTTGGGCGAATTCTCCTAACTCCGTTGCGAAGGTCGGCTTGCTGGCCACCTTGACGCCTTCAGCCCGACACTTCTTGCGGACCATGTAGGGGGCCACGCCGGCGCCGACGCCGGTGGCGTCCACCTTGGCGGCCAATGCGCCGCGTTCGTGATACAACGCCGCCCCCCGATCCCCGGTGACCACCGGATCCACTCCTGACCAGCCGACCA